AGCCCACTCTGTTTCACTCTTTCCACTCTTCTTAATGACGTGTTCAACATTAGCCATGTCTTCTTTCCACTTAATATTTAAGTCTTTTGGAGAGAGTGTTTTTAAACTTTTTTCTGAGAACCCAAACGCCATTTCATCTAATGAATCTATATCAGGTCCGCCTGCTCGTAACCACTCTTCCGAAGAGTTGTATTTTTGCGCTTGTGTGGATAAATCGTCTTTTTTACCTGTCTGACCTAATAGACCATCGTCAATATTAGGTATATCCACCTCATTACGCTTTAGAACCTTAGCGCTATTCTCGTTAAATATGACAAAGTTCCTTGTTCCTTCACCTGAACCTCTTGATTCTCTATCCCAAAACTTAACTCCATGTATTCCTTTTTCTTCAAGAAGTTTTGATGCCTTCTTATCAGAGCCTAGTGTTTTCTCTAAATCTCTGTAGAGAGAATGAGCGTTGTCGTCTAAATTGAAACCTATGCGTTTTTTAATATCAGCGTAATCTTGAAACAAACTATCTCTTTCTGCTTTGTTTGTAGTCTTGTCTAACTTCTGCTTAATTCGTTTTGCGTTGTTAATTTCTTTAGACAGGTTAGGGTAAATATCGTCTAACGCAGATATAACGTAATCAGATTGCTCCATAATTGTTTTATCAGAGTCTAGCATCTTAGCAATGGTTTTATCGGGCAAATCTATATCGTATAAATAACTGTCAGACTCACCATACATTTTTTTGAAATTGCCAAGTGCTTTTTCTGCTTTAACTAAATCATCGCCCTTATATGTGTCTTTGATGTATTCTGATATTTCCTTTGGAGTCCAATGGTCTAATGCTCTTTCATAAACCTCATAGGCAAAAACGTCTTCGCCACCAGGTCTTCTAAAGTCCATAGCGTCTTCATACAATTTCAATAACTTGTCTTCCATGACCATGTCGCGAGGCGCATAAGTTTTAGCAACACTAGGATGCTCTGCAAGATAAGTACCATAACCCATCATTTGACCACCTTCACCTGAACTCATATACTTGTGGTCGAACTTTTCAAACTTATGAGGCGAACCATGATAAACCATCAGTTCCTTACGAAACCCTCTCTTTTCCATTCCCATTGTTGCTGTCTCTACAGCCTTGTCTGTGAACTTCTCTAAAGCCTCACCCATATCAATTTTCTTCATAGAAGCAAGGGTTCTCGCTGCAACCACCTTACTAACTAATCCTGCGCCTGTTAATTCAATTAATACAGGAACAGGGTCTTCTGCTAATGCTTTCTTAAACCCATCTATAGAGCCATATCTTTCAGCGTACATTTGTCCAATAGCCCCTGCCATCTTCTTAGAGTCTTCATTCCAAGCCATATCATCAGGTAGCGTGTGTTGAACTGCGCCTGAAATTACACTAGCGATAGCATCTGCTGTCTCTACAGGACTTGTTGCAGCATCCACAAGTCCTTTAACTTCTGTTGCTAGAGACTTCTTAAAGTTAAACACCATAGGTTTCTGAACGCCTGTTGCTGAATCGTACTCTTGTGTAGGACCTTCTGCATCTTTAGACAGGTTGTCATACCAATTACCTACAAGAGGACCTAAGATGCCTTCATAAGCATCACCTGCAAATTCAGGAATAGTATCAGTTATAAACTCTTTAACAGGCTCAACAACATTAGTCTGATTATCAATCATCCTTTGTCTGTGAGTACGAGTATCAGGCTTATTAAAGTCTGTGTATAAATCCTTTGCGCCTTGTACAGCGTCAGCACCTTCCTTATAAATATCTGAACCTAATCCTTTATAGTCAAAACCTGTAACGTCATCATAAATATCTGAGCCTAATGTCTTAGCGCCTTCATAAATACCTGTTGCTGTATCACCTATACCCTGAAACATCTCGTTTCTTTTGCGTTGTTCCTCTAGCATTTTTATTGCATAAGGGGTTAAGTGACTAGGGTAGTTAGGTTTGTTGTCTGTTGGAGTAACTACAGGCGGAGTGACTACAGGCTCTCTGTCTTGCATCATTAGATTATCAAGAGACTCTTGTTTGATTGCGTTTATGTCGTAACTTGTTTGACCATGCTCATTAGCGTTTAATAGTGGGTTGCCGAAGTCATCTGTGGCTACTTGGTTGTTAATATCGTACTGCTTGTCTAGGTTAGCAAATTGGTCGTCTGCTCTACGCATATCCCACTCAGCACGATTATCTAGTCCTTGAGCCTTTAGTAATACCTGTAGTTGTGCTTCAATCTGCGCTTGTTTATCACGTTCTGCTGATGCTTTGTTAAGTGCTTCCATAGCACTAGCGTCTTGAGTAGGGTTTGGTAATGAGCCTAGACTTGGACTGCCGAATACTGTGTTTGTATCTACAATGTTCTGTGGGATGTAATCTGCTCTGCCTTGTCTGTTGTATAACGACATAGGGTCAATGTATTCTTGCGTAGGATTTACGTCAACTTGTTGAGGTGGCTGTACAGTTTGGTCATATCCGTAATTCAGTAATGATGGTTCTGTAGGTACTTCGACCGTTGGAAGGTCGAACATAGGTTGGTTTGCTCTAGTGTGTCCTTCATGTAACGGAGTACCATGTCTAGCATTGTAAGGAGTGCCTTCTGCTGTGAAGCGCACTTCCATCTCGTCATCTCTTGGGTCGTACCCTGTGCCACCGCCTGTTGCTGTAACACCTGGCTGACTTAACAACTCATCAAATAAACCCATTAAACAACTCCCTTAATGTTACGTTTTATAGGCTTACCCCAAGATGAATCTAATGGTCTGTAACCTATCGCCAAATATCTAAAAGCATCTGCGCCATGCGATGCCCAATCATGTCGAGGTCTTGAGCGCCAAGTCTTACCGTTTTCATCCCAATCTCGTGTGTAGTTTATCAAACAATCGATACCTTTTTCACATTTATTTGCATCAAACCAACATTTATGAATCATTGAACGTGCTGATTGAATACCGTCATCTACTCTTAGGTCAGGTGCTATCTCTACATTTCTAATGCCTAAACCATCTAATGTCTCTAGTCTTGACTTGCCTGTGCCTAGTTCTCTAACCCTTACATCATGCGGTAATATGTGTTGTTCATACACGTAACCTTTCTCTTGTAATACGATAGCATAGTGGTCTAATCCAACACCTGATGCTTCGTAATAGTCAATGATGTGTATCTCTGTGCCGATGTACTGAGCAAACCAAATAGATGTTGAGTCGCCTATTCCTAAATCCCAAGCAGTTACTACACCCTTATCTCTATCGTATCTAACCTCACCTACTCTATCTTCTTCCTTAGCCAAGCGCATCTCTGTTGAATAGTAAGCGCCTTCACTGAATACTAAGAAGCCACCTTCCCAAATGTGTTCGTACATATCGATACGTTTGGCTTTGTCTTCTAGGCGTTCTGCCTCTAGTACATCTGGAAACCAAGGATTGTCAGTGTAATTGAGTTCAACTATCTTAGAGTTTTTAGGTGGTGATATTCTAAATCGTTCATGTGTTGCGCTGTACTTTGATTCGGGATTCCACGTTGCCCATATCTCTGAGCCTTCTTCTCGAACTGTTGGTATTAGTTTCTGCCATGCCATTTCGCTCATTGGTTCTGCCTCATCCACCCAAGCCAACATGATACGTGCCTTAGACTTAATAGCATCTAGTGAACGTCTTAGTCCTACGAATGTGTAATGTATGTTGCCGTCTTTAGACCTGATGTACTTCTCGCCCACATCGTAATAATCGTTAAGCCAGTCTATTGACCTTATGGATGTCTTGATTTCTTCTAGTGATGAATCGTCTAGGGAGTTCATAAACTCACGAGCGCATAGTATCTGTCCTTTCTTACCTGCCATTCCCCAACGATAACCCATAACAGCAGTCATTAGTGCAAAGGTTCGGGTTTTACCGCTTCCCCTGCCACCCCAACTTCCTCTGTATCTTGCTTCTCCCTCGAATACAGGTACTAACTTCGGTGGTAATTCAATCTGTGCTTTACTCACTCTTAGCCACTAATTCAATCACTGTAGGTTTCATTGAGCCATCGCTTGATTTTAAGTCTTGTTCGACTTTATCACTGTAGCCATGGTTGTGTAGCATTAACTTAACAATCGTTGAATTGAACTCACTTGTAAGCCCTTTGTTAAGCAATTCTGCCTCTTGTTTCTTCTTGATTCTGCCTAACGTACCCGAAAAATCAGGATGTTTCTTCTTCCAATCCCATATAGTGCTATCAGGAATATCGATATATAAAGACAATCCTGCGACACTTGGAACTACACTGTCATTGGTATAAGTTGCAAGATATTCATCTGCTTTAGATTGCATTTCTTCATTGTATTTAGTTGGTCTTCCTAGCATTAGTGTAACTCCTTGTGAGGTGGAACAGGCATTAACTCGAAGTCTAACTGCTCTCTCATTAATTCAACGCCTTCGTGTGCGTCATTGATTGAAGAGTCTTCTGCCATTAGCATTAAAGCACAGACATACAACTCTACAAATTCTTCGGGATTATAATCGTTTAGATTGATTTTCTTTAACTTGTTAATCATCTTCCCAAATCTTATCCTTTGGTTTTACTCTGTATTCATTTTCATCAAGCCACATAGGACACTTGCATTCTTTCCACTCACCTTCTTCTCTTCTGTTTACACAACAAGGTAGTACGAACTTCTGTATTGGGAATCCTTCAGCCCAAGCGTGTATTGCATCTGAGTGTTTATGTACGCTCATTTCTTGTAACCCATTGATTCTAAATACAAATCTTCAGGTCTAGGCAACATAATGCCATACTCACTAACAAATATATCTATCTGCTCTAAGTAGTCCTTCATCTCGCCCACCTTCAACTTAGTAGTGCTTTTTAGTTCTTTTATTGTTGCACCTTTCTTTGTCGTCAGTTCATTGTAACCTAGAAACTTGTCTCTGAACAGTATGTGTGTCTCGTCTTTAGTATAGCCCAATTCATTACCTATGACGTTAATCCACTCCCAATACAGTCTGTTCTGCTTTACTGAGCGAGAGTCTTTATCATCTTTTATCTCGATGATTGCCTTATCAGAATCAGGGAACTGACTGAAGTGACTAACTATCATTGTTTCAATAATATGTCGTTTCTCTTTCTTGCGCTCAATTACTCTTTTCACATTAACCCCTTACCAACTAAAATCTCTTGTGTTCTTTTCATACCCATTAGGTGGCTCAATAGTAGAAATTCTTGTGAATAATCAGTTTGTACACGCCCATCAAGAACATCATGACAAGAATGACAACAATAAGCACCATGGATATCAAGACACTTAGCGCCCATACCACCACCATTAAGATGAGCCAACACCACTGTTTCATTATTAGGACCACCGTAACATCCATCTAGTCTGATAGTACATGCTTGACCTCTAGCGCTTTTAGTAATCTTACTCATTCATTCTACCTTCTGCTATCTCAAAATACTTATCGTCTAATTCAATACCAATGAAGTTTCTATTTAATTTCTTACAAACAACACCTGTTGTTCCACTACCCATAAAAGGGTCTAAAACTATTTGATTCTCATTAGTGTTAGCCTTAACAATTCTTGTTACCATTTTTTCTGAAAATTGACAAGGGTGTTCTGTTTTTTCTTTTACTTTACCAGTTCCAGAATTTACCCTATCAAAATGCCAATAATCAGTAGGGTTTTTCCCTAGTTTATGATTTCTTTTATCGTTTGTTTTGTTTAATGATAAATCCCTAACCTCATCTAAATTAAAAATACAAGTATTAGGGTTTTTTGCGTACCATTGCCACCGTTCTGTTCTGTGTGTGTATCTTAATTTATACGACATACCACCACCATAATGCCAAACTATTTCTTGAACCATTGGTAAGTTACATATTTCGTGATATAAGTATGTCAGTGGCAAGGTTTCATTTCTGTCTAACTTCATATATCCAACATTCAACCAAAATACACCGTTGTCAGATAAAAGTTTCTCTATCTTACCAACCCATTTTTCAGCAAACTTTTTATATTCTGATAGTGATAATTCTTTTTCATATTCTTTTTTTGCATTGTAAGGTGGAGATGTAATAACAGCATCTACCTTAACACCATCAGCAATGAGTCTATCCATCACCTCTAAACAATCACCTTTGTATAATTCAATCATAGTACGTTTATCTGCCACTCAATACAGGCTTCAATAACGTCTGCTACTGAATAAACTACTGCTACTTCACCACCTGCTTCTTTAATTCGTTCAATCATAACCTTTTGGTTCTTACTTAAACTGCCTTTGCCACTGTCTAATGTCTTAGGTTTTTTAACTTCCAAGAAGTATGCCTGACCATCATAGACAATACATATATCAGGAACTCCTGCTTTGACACCTTCAGACTTTAACTTAGATGCTACAATCTTATTACGTTGACCACCATTAGGTATTGCAAAATAACACACCTTTCTCATATCTAGGTACTGACATATCGCCTTTTGAACCTGATGTTCGTAATCATGTCTCACTTGTCTTTGTCCTTCTCTCTGAGTAAATTATCAATAATCTCTTTTGCTGATTCACACGTATGTTGTCTAACTGCTCTGTCGTTCATATAACTAATTCTGTCTAGTAACTCTTTAACACCAACTAACGCTGTAACACATTGCTTTTTATTGTGACCCCACCACATAAACTTCTCCTTTTAATTATAAATCACGCTCATCAAGATTATCATATTCAAAGTATTGACTCAATCCGTAAACTTGCCAATGAATAGAAGGCTTGTCTTGATTGATACGATGAATTAATCCACTACGAGTAATACCTAATAGTTCTGCTGTCTTCTCTTGTGTTAATCCTATTCGTCTTAGTTCATCTGTAATAGAGTTAAAGTAAACTGTTTTATCAACATCTTTGTAAACCTTCTCTTTTGGCATAATAGTAGTTTGTTATTGAATTAAGTACATATTATATCATCTACCACACATTAGTTTGTATAAGATTCAACATTATCACTCTAACTAACGCACTTCGTTTGTTGGGTCGGTGCTGAAGCACCCAACCTTCTCTCTAGGTAAGGCTCGTCACTACGTTCCTCTGAGGGATAAAATCCCTTTTTTAAAGCACCATAGATAGAGAGTATTAAAAAAAAGAATAACCACGATTTCAATTAGTGTATGATATTTTCATTATTCAATAAAAAACCCCCGAAAGACTATAATCAATCGAGGGCTTGAATTAGGTGATGCGACCACCTGAGTGCTATTATAACCTATAGTATTCACTTTGGTCAAGACACTGCAATGGTGTTTAATTTTAAATTTGACCACAACTCAAAGAAGCAATAGAAATATAAATCCTAGCAATGACTGCCCACTTGTCAACTAGGTCGCAGTGGTAAGTTGTAATAACCACCGATACTAACATAATGTTTTGTAAGTCCTTGTTAGTTGGCTTGGAATGAAATGACCAAGAAGATAGAGGGTTGACCACCAAACATGGTCGGCTCGATAACTGATACTCTTAGACCGTGACTTTGGTTTATGTGATTAAGACCGCTAATACGGCACTTACCACAAGAGTAGAAGTGGGATAGTTATGTCTAAAATAAAGAGGGCAAATGAAGAAAAAACAACACTGGGAAGAAAAAACAACACTGGAGTAAAAAAATAGTGTTTATTTGCATTTAGTTGTTGACACCTAGTATCACCTACTGTACAATACGCAGTAACTTGATTATGAAATTGAGTTAAACCTTTAAATAAAACGGAGATACAAAATGAACACACTAACAAAAAACGAACAGAACTTTGTAAACACATTTGCTAAAGAGAACTGGACAGGTTGTGAAACTTGGAGTGACTTAACTCATGACAATGGAACTACTTGGGTTTTACCAAAAGTTTTCTCTTTCTTCCCTAACCTTACAGAATCACAAGTAGGTGGTTACTTATCTTCACTAGAAAAGAAAGGTGTTATGTTCCATGAAGATGATTACGATGGTTGTGGCGCACCTAGACACTTCGGTATAACTTGTGCTTATGTTGAGAACCAAGCGCAAACAAACCCAAACACTAACTTTTAAACAAAATAGGAGATACAAAATGAGCAGAATGACTAACAGAGAACACGAAGAGGCTGACCACTTGTCAACACGATACGAGGCTTGTTACGACACAGCACTAGACGAATACCTTACTTCAATCGAACTTATAAAGCAATCGTTTGAACATAACCTTAACGAGACACCTATTTGCGATGTGCCTTTACACGTAATTCTTCACATGGCAACAAGTGTTAATCAAATGGTTGAGAAATCAAACTTTCACTATGTTGATGAACACGATGATGTTTGGTATGACTTTGAATCAGAATTATCTGAAATGCTTTTAGATGAATACGGATGGGAGTTATAACATGATTGACGTAGATAACACACAACCACAAGACTACCATCACGACCAAGAACCCGACATGAAAGATTACATGCAGACTGAGCAATACGCTCAAGAAATTGACAAGGCTTTCGGAAATCCTAAAGAGCAGATTGATGATTTAATAGATAGTTTGGGGTTTGGCAAATGAGCATTAACTTCAAGAACATTACGGTAATTGATATGGATTGGGATAGCAACCAATACCCCGAATTTGAGGACTCCTTCATTATAGAGGCAGAGTTCAAGGACACAGGGGTTAGGCTGACAGACGAAGAGTTAGACAAAGTTAATGATGACTCTCAGTTTGTTTACGAAGAACTACAAAACTTTTTACATTAAAACGGAGATTGAAATGACACAAGACGAAAGATTATTAGATTATTTAAAAGACAACAACGAGATTGACCCATTAGAGGCATGGAAAGAGTTAGGCATCTATAGGTTATCTGCTTGTATTTTTAGACTAAGGAAACAAGGTCATAATATTATCAGCAACCGTAAGAAGGTTCATAACCGATTTGGTGAGAACTGTAACGTTGCAAGATACAGGTGGGGGTTATGATGTTTGAGATATTAGTAGGAGTGGCTATCCTTTATCAAGCCTTTGTTTTATATTTAATATTAGGAGATGACTGATGAAAGGAAAAAACCTAACACTTAAACAAGTGAAAACAATAAGAACAATGTTTGACGCAGGTGTTCATAAGAATGAGATAGCAAGAGCGATGTCTTTAGGTTATACGACAGTGTGTAAATACATTGCCAATAAGGACTTGAAACCTAAATCAATTAACCCTAAAGGGTATTGTATTAATGCCAATAAGGATGACTTTGATTTTGTATCAAAAATTGCTAAGGAAAACAATATAACCAAGAACGATGCTATGAGCGAGATAGTTAGACTTGCCAAACGCAAATGTCTATTTAGTTGGGGGTAGTTATGAACGTATTTAACACACTAAACAAAGTAAACGTAAACGAACACACAGAGCAGAAGGGTCAACTAACTTACCTGTCGTGGGCTTGGGCTTGGTCAGAGGTTAAGAAAAAATACCCCGAAGCAAACTACCATGTCTATGAGAATGAAGATGGTTGGTTGTACCACCATGATGGTAAGAGTGCTTGGGTGAAGACAAGTGTAACGATAGAAGGTCTTGAGCATATTGAGTACCTGCCTGTCTTAGACTTTAAGAACAAGTCAATACCTATGGATAGTATCACTTCGATGAATGTGAACACGTCTATACAACGTTCTATCACTAAATGTATTGCTCGTCATGGTTTGGGCTTATACATCTATGCAGGTGAAGACTTACCCGATATTCCTGTTTGGGAAAACGGTGAGCGCGATGAATATGTACACGCTCTGAAAGAGGTTGTGGGCGAGTCAGACTTTGATGGGATTAAACAACTTTGGAATGAACTAACCTCACGTCAAAAGAACGATATTTGGAAGGCGTTTGACAGTTCTGAACAAGTAGTCATCAAAGAGGGATTGCGTAAGTTATCACCTGATGAGTAAGTTATAATAAAAGAACTGTCGGGTGTCACTACCTATATTGGACAGTCGGGGTAATTAGAATAATCTCCTCAAGTTTAATCTCCATTCCTCGATAATTAAAGGTGAAAAGTGCGGTTTGTCCACGATACGGACTCTTTAAATTAAGTAACTTAGGGAGAGCGCACCTTCTTCCACAGAAACACATCCTCTGTGGAGTTATAGAACGGTAAGGTCACAGCCGAGTGCGTAAGTGACCACTTTTAAACCAAAAAGGAGACAATTATGTCAGGAATAAATAAAGTAATACTAATAGGAAACTTAGGCAGAGAGCCTGAAGTTAAATACGCAACTAACGGTAATGCAATAGCAAACCTTGCAATAGCAACATCAGAGTCTTGGACAGACAAAACGACAGGTGAAAAGAAAGAGAAAACTGAGTGGCATCGTGTTGTCATATTCGGTAAGTTGGCTGAAATATCACAGCAGTACCTACACAAAGGTTCTAAGGTTTATGTCGAGGGTGCGTTAAAGACCCGTAAGTGGCAAAATAAGGAAGGACAAGACCAATACACCACTGAAGTCGTTTTGTCGGGATTTGGGGGTGTTTTACAGATGCTAGATAGTAGGTCAGACTCCAATAACAATCCTAGTGTAGCGCCAAACACAAATAACGCTCCTCAAGTAGCACAAGAACCAATAGCACCTGTTGCAACCGATGGTTTTGACGATGAAATACCCTTTTAGATTTATACCGTTTTAATTTATTTTAGTCTTTTTGTAAATAATGCTTGACTTCTTGTATTGTATGCTGTATAATGTCTTTATCGAATCGAGGAACGGTTCGGTACTTTAAATAAAACAGGAGATACAAAATGAATAACCTACCACTAGACAATTTCAAATACGAAGGCGATGGATATGTCTTTGAATTTAAAAACGAGAGAGAGGCTTTCTATCACACATTGGTTGTTAGACCTAGACACCTCAAAGTTCTAAGCAACACCACAGGCATGACCACTGAACAACTTAAAGATTCGGTCATCGCAGAATGGTTTGCTGAAGAGAACGAGCAGGTGAGACTTGAGAACAATGCTAAACGTAGAGCGAAGGTGGCATCATGAACCAACCCGAAATAGGAACTACTTGGTGGTGGCATGGATTCGAGGCTTGGCGTGTAGTCAGCGTGGATTCATGTACCGATGAGTTTGGTGAAGACGAAAGAATGTTTGTTACCATCTTGTGCAAGGACTTGAATCAACTACGAACCGTTTGGACTAAATCATTCTATAAGCGGTGGCATCCAACTTGGAATCCGAAGGCAAGGGATGAGTAATGATTAATACGATACTTCAAGGCAACGTCTTAGAACGTGCCAAGGACATCGAGAGCAACAGCGTACAGTGTTGTGTTACCTCGCCACCTTATTGGGGGTTACGTGATTACGGCACTGCCACTTGGGAAGGTGGTGACGAGAACTGTAGTCATAAGCGAGATAGTAAGGCTTCAGAATCTTGCACTACAGGACACGTTAATCTTGAAGGCTCAGTAGGTGATGGTATTTACAAAAGCGTCTGTAAGAGATGTGGTGCTGTTCGTGTGGACAACCAACTCGGACTCGAAGAGACCCCCGAAGAATACGTTGAGAACATGGTCAAGGTTTTCAGAGAGGTTAAGCGCGTACTAAAGGATGACGGAACTCTGTGGCTTAACCTTGGCGATAGTTACTGCGGAACAGGTCATAAAGGAGTCTCTAAAGACCCTAAGCATAGCGATGGCAGGAGTGGTCAGAAAAAGGCTGTTAATAACAAGATTCAAGGGCTTAAACCTAAAGACTTGGTTGGTATCCCTTGGAGAGTTGCACTAGCGTTACAAGCCGATGGTTGGTATCTGCGACAAGACATTATTTGGCACAAACCCAATCCTATGCCCGAACCTGTTACAGACCGTTGCACCAAGGCGCATGAGTACATTTTTCTACTAAGTAAGTCACCTAAGTATTACTATGACGCTGACGCTCTTAAAGAGAAATCGACCACATTCGAGAATAGACCCAGTGGTATAGTTAGAGACAGGTTGTACGATTACGACTCAAAAGAGAAAGCAATGGGAAAACGAACAGGGATTAAGTTCGGGGGCAATAAGTACGGAGATAGCGATGACCCTAAACACGCTACAAAAAGTGGAAACGAATATGTGGACAATGGTATGCGTAACAAACGGTCTGTATGGACAATAACTACCAAGCCATACAAAGAGGCACACTTCGCTGTGTTCCCTACTAAGTTGCCCGAACTGTGTATCAGAGCAGGAACTAAGGAAGGCGATGTAGTGCTTGACCCTTTCTTTGGTAGCGGAACTACAGGTTGGGTCGCTAGAGAGTTAGGAAGAAATTATTTAGGGATTGAGTTAAATCCCGATTACATAAAAATTGCAGAAGCAAGATTTTCACAAGGAGTATTATTCTAATGAGCGCAAATAAACCACAAAAGATTTACACGCTAGACAATGGCGTAACGATAACACCATGCGAGTTAGCAAAGAAACTAAGAGTATCAGTACCTGCGGCACGATGTAGGCTTGATAAATTCACCGACCCTGTTTCTGTATTTAGAGTTGTTGGTGCTAATAGACCTAAGCGTACTTACAAGTGCAAGGAATACACACTGTCTGACGGAACTACACAAACAGCAAGGCAAGTCTCAAACAAATATGGTGTTCCACTATGTACTTGTCGTAATAGATTATCAAACGGAATTACTGATATAAAACGATTATCAAAACAACCCAATTATAATAAGCAACACAATCTTGGTGGGTCTAAAGTTGAAGCACCTTTGGTATTAGACTCTCAGCAGAGTGTTACTAAGATGATGTACGGTAGGAATTACTTCTGTCCGTTATCTCGGTTGTTGTTAAGGATTATTTGAACAAGCACAGTTGCACTTGGCAGGTTCAGGTGCAGCAAACATCATCTGACTACCCATCTGAAACGCCTTACTTGGCATCTGAAACATTTGTCCAAAAAAGGCTAAAGATGATACGGTTATAAAAATACCTATTAAAAACGCTGTTATTGAACATTTATTCATACTTTCATCCTCGGGTCTTTAACCATAGTTTAAGATTAAGACTAGCATTAAAACTACGAA